TTATGCTTTAACTGTCTTTGTAATTGCACCAGTCACCTCAAAGGATGCTGAATAGCTAACATTTTCTTCCACACCTGCGTTAAGGTCTAAGGATGTACAAATGGCTTTCATAGTGTACACATTATCGCCAACAACGTCTGTAGTAAATTTAATAGTAAGTTCCGTACCTGCTGTTAAGTCGGTAAACAAATCATCAAATAGGTAATTGGTAGAAGCATCGCCCGGGCCCGCGTATAATGCCTCCGTAGAAAGTGTTCCAGAAAGTTGCCCTTTTTTAACTTCCCTCCATCCACCAGCTGCGCTATCTTTTGTAAGAATTTCACGCATAGCAGCAGATACGTTCATTTGGCACGAAGTAGCATACCCAATAGCTGTACTATCTTTGTAAAGCCTCATCAACGTACCATTAATTATTCCAGTAGTTGCCATATTTATTTATTTTTTTGTTTAGTAATATTTTCTTCTTCGTTTTGGAAATGTTCTGAATTAAGAAAAACAGGAATGTAAACAGGATCTTGTTTTGCCTCCTCTTTCTTAGGCATATCTTCCACGACAAAATCTTCATCGAGTAGCTCCGCTATGCCATCCTTAATCATTTGCTCGCCATATTCAGATAGAAAAACGCCAGTGTTACCCGGTTGTTTTCCATTCCATTCTTTTAAAAGCCTTAGTTTCATATTATCTTTTCATTTTTGCCATAAAATCAACTGACATCCAATAAACATTTAAGTCAGCATTATAAACTTGTGAATCACTGCTTACATAATTGATACTTTGTACAGACACACCATTTACTGTTCCTACGAATCTATCTAATCTATTACGCACATTATTTGCAAGCGTCTGTGTAGTATCGTAATTATTAGTGTATATATCAACTTGTAAATTAATCTCTTCTAAATTACTTTGTCCGTCTTTATAATCGACAGGAGTACTATTTGTTATAGTATAAACAATAAAAGGATATTGCACATTTTGTGGTGCAATGTCTGGATAAATAGATAAGCCGCAAATATTAGTTACAGCCGTATCAGTCGATAATCTCCCGTATATTACTTTTCCTATCATAACTCCCAAAATTGACGAGGAAACTCCTTCATGTACTTCAGTGCCATTGATGACATTTTATTAATTACCGCGTTTTTACTCCCCTTTTCAGCCTTGTTTCTCACTTTACTAATCCATGCCTTAGTGCTACCGAATACCATGTGAGCATAAAAGCCGTCTGTCTTGTCTTCGCCACTTAGCTTAACATTTATACCAGCATCTTTGTATAAAGGACCAACAGATGTTAACAAAGCTTTCCATGACTTTTTATCCGAAATATTTTGAATGGAACGTCTAAGGTTGCCTGGTTCAATGTGGTATTTCGGGCCGCTATTTTTTTCCATTCCACGAGAATAAAACTTGTGCGGTTTATTTGAACGTGGAACAAATGACTTATAAACCTTTAATGCTATCGGTGCGGCTGCGTCAGATATTTCTTTTCTCTTTTCTTTTGTAACCTTATTTAGCATGTCATCAAGTTCAGTAACGGACTTCGCAAAGTTGTACATTTTAAAGAGTTTACCTCCTTTAGTTGTTTTCTTTTGAGTCTCGTTTTCGAGTGCCCTAAGCCTGTTTAATTTACTTCTTGATATTGACATTACGCGTAATTTTGAGCAAATGAACAAAATAAATGCAAATACATATTATCGGAACTTATCTGTATATTTTCGATTTGGTAATATTTGTTCATCCAAATTATTCTTTGCTGCTCGTTTATGTCAGTCCTATTTCTGCAGGTAACTCTTATTTGAGATAAGGCTGTTATTTTGCCTCCCTCAACTTCTTCTTTGTTTATTCCTTTGTAATCAACCACCGCCCAAACTTCTACAAAATTAGCCCATGTTTCAACGCCAAAACCAGTAGTGCTAACAGCCCTAGTAACATTTTGCACTATGATTCTTTCCCGTAGTTTTCCAATTTCCTCCTTTTTATTGAATCTCATTATAATATTTGTACGCGATATTGATCAAGTAAATACTCCGAAGCCGTAGGTAATTTTTTTACATAATCCTCTCTATTATCGTAGGCATCCGCTATCATCATTAAAATGGCTTGTCTTATTTGCATAGGTACATTAGATGCAGCCGCTCCATATCCAGCCGTATAAACAATAGTAACATCATTTATATTACCATAAAGTGTTGGCCATGTTTTGCCGTAAGCTAAAGATAGCCTGGCAGGCTTTTCAAAATTATCTAAAATGTAATTACTACTATTGTATGTCTGTGTTGTGTTTTGGCTATCAGCATATTGAAAAGATGTAACCGAAATAACGGGAGATACGGATAAATAAATAATAGGCTTGTTTAGCCTATCTAATTTTTCCGTTATTGTTTGAGTAATTAACGCCTGATTCAGATACCTTTCAGCAACTTCACGAGCCGACTGTAGCAAAGTAGTAATTAAAGTATCGTCCGCAGAAGTATCTACCTTCAAATAATTTTTTACTTCGCTTAATGTCCAAACCTCTAAAGATGGTTGTGTCGTTACTTTCCAAGCCATTGTGTATTTTTTAAAGAAGGGATGGATATTTCTACCCATCCCATTTTTTATTTACTAGGTCAACTTATTGGCTAAGTGCTTAATGGCAGCAGCTTGTAAAAGTTTACCGTCATATCTCGCGTATAGTAAAAATCCTAACTCCATTTCATCCATAAATCTTTCACGCAATGGCACTAAGACATTGTTTGAAACTTGACGAATAATGTATTTAGACCAATCGCCAAAATAAACAATCTTTGCAGCAGTTGCCTGTGTACCTGTCAAATCGTTGTTTATATAGAAATTGTAACCCAATAATTTATCAGGAATACCGTCTCTTAATGATGGCTGAAATAAGGTTGTGTTACTATTGTCTAAGTTTAGTTTTCTTACCGCACTTAAAATAGTATCGTGCATCATAAATGCTGCTGATGGACTATTTCTGTAAGCAATATCAACTGAATGAATAAGGTCAACTAGGTTAGATGCAGTGAAAGCCGTTTGACTTGCAGATACAGCACCTTGCGTAGTGTTAGCGGAAAAACCTGTAGGTTTACCAGAACCATCACCCGAAGTGAATGCTGCGTTCAAACCTCTACCTAAACGCTCACCTAACATAATTGGCAATTCTGTGTTCAATAGACCAAACTCATCATTTGCCCATTCAACAGATACTTTTACCAATGTGTTAATCACGTGCGCAGCAAATGTTTCACGAGTGAATGTCATATCCTGTACAGTAACCGCACCGCCTTCTGTATGCCATGATCCAGTTGTGCCAGTATCATTTACTTTAGGGTAGTACAAAGTACCTGCCTGCGGAGTAGTAATAATACGAGCCACCTGTAACATTGGGCCATAATAAGCCATAGTTCTTTCAAGCTCATTCGAGAATTGGTAAGGAATAACATAACCACCAGCTAAACCACTTTCAGACGTAGTAATAGTTGCCGTACCTCTCATTTCCGTTAACAAAGCTCTATCTTTGCTTGATAGTTCTCTTTTGGCAATGGCTTTAATAAACGCTGCCTGATATTCTGGAGACTTTACAATCTCTCTTTTATCAGTTGGCAAAGCTGCAATAGTTTGCTCCGCTGCAGAATTACTTCTTTCTTCGGAATCAATAGCACTCCATCTTTCGAGGCGTGAAATTTGTTCCGTATAATTTTTAAAGTTAGCGTCTGCAGCGTCCCATTGTGCCAATTCCTCGGCATTCATTAAACGACCCTCAGCAGATGCTCTCTTTTGCAAATCTTCCATTATAGCATAATCGGAAGCCCGCTTTTCTCTTAGCAATTTAGAGTTCATTATTTTTGTTTTAAATTTAATAAATGCAGGGCATTCCTGCGTAACTCGTTCTGTATATTAATTTCTGATTTAACAGATATATCAATCACTTTCAGTAAATCTTTATCTATTTCCTTTGTAGCGTCGTAGCTTCTTTTTGCTACCATTGTATCTGGATTAGCTGGATAAGTTACCGGAGAAACATCATACACTTTTTTAATTGAGCGTATAACTCTTTTAGGTTTACTACCCATTCTTTCCTGCCAATCTTCAGCCTCTACAGTAAATGCAAAGCTACTTTGATATACATCACCACGTTTAACCATCTCCAAGAGATCATTACCTAAAGTAGTGTTTGGTGCCTCAAATTCGTATTCCATGGCAGAATCTGTAACATTTAGCTTTAATGTTCCGGACGATGTTCTTGCTAAAACCATATTCATGTCATGGTTAAACAATGCAACTACATCTTTCAAATCAGAATCCTTTAAAGCTTCAGCCGACATTTCTTCATCATACCAACCCATGTCATAAGCAGAGTTAAACACCGTAGCAGTACCAAAAATAGTGCGGCTTTCCGGTTTAGCCCTTAGTTCAAAATTTATGCTTCTTTTTTCCATATATTTTAATCGTTAGTATCGTTACTATCGTCGTTTATATCAATCCATTCTTCTTCTTTCTCATGTGCCATTCCTTCCTTAGATGGCTCTATCTTAATGTTGGACGCTAATGGCAATTCATAGCTATCTCCACCATTATAAGGATTCATATTTTCCTTTATCCGGATTTCGTTTGGTGACATCGCTAATACATTACGCATTGTAGTGTAATAAGAAGATCTTGCAGCTATATCACCACGAAGCAAGCCATCAAGATTAAATCTTGTTGTAAACTTTTCCTTTTCTACTTCAAAAAATATCTTTTTATTAAATTCTGCCTCTATAGTTTCGCAAAGAGGCATAATGGTATAATTTACAAACATTTGGCTTAACTGTTCCATGTTGCCAAAAGTTGCTTTATCCATATCTTCCAACAAAACACCCGGAACACCGGTTATTCTTGCTATATCTGAAATAGTAGCCTTCTTAGTTTCATTAAATGCAGCATCGGTAGGATTTAAGCCTACTTTTTGGAAATCCATACCTTCTTCTAAAATAGCAGTACCTCCAGCATTTTGACTTCCACCAAATGCACGGTTAAAACTACTTTTAAGTCTATCATAAGCCTCATTTGTTAATCTTCCAGGATGTTTTAAAACACCGTTAAGATGGGCACCATTTTTGTAAAAATTGGCACCGTAATTTCTATTGGCTAATGCTAACCCAAAATTGTCACGGTGAACGTCTGGCACTAACAAAGCTTTAACGCCATCCCATGCAAGATTAGGTATATAGATGATGTTCTCACCTCTGTATGTTTTATTATTTTCCTTATTCTTAAATACAAGTTCATTCCTACTATTGTACCCAATCTCCATTTTAGTAGGATTAAGAATAGTAAAGCTGTTTATTCTTGTAGTTATGCTATTCCTATTTATGGCTGCGTAAAATGCACCATGCGCCAAATAGTGAAGCACCATTGTTTTGTAAAACGTATGCGAAGTGTATAACTCCGATGGTTCTCTTGATACTACTTTGTAGTTTGGATGGTCTTTTGCTATTCTTATACCTCCATTATCTTGTTTCTCAATTATATCAAAAGGAATAGAGGCAATAACGCCTCCGAGTATTTGGGTAGCTCTGTAAAAAGCAGGAAGCCCTATAATTGCGTATTCATCGACCGCTACACCTGCAGCACTTCCACGCTGAAATAATGCACCTAAAGTGTCTCCGTTTATAGGTGTAGATGGATTTTCTAACGAACCTCGCTTGTTAGAAAAAAAAGACCGCATGGTATCAAATATTGCCATGCGGTAAAAATAAACAAAATCAGTATGAAAAAAACAACTTACAGTAACACGTTAAACAAACCTAATGTCCATATACGCCTTTTTAGCCCTTCTAAAGCTATTATAAGTAGTATATTTTTCATCAAGTCCTAACTCTCCTCTTTCCTCCTCTAACTTTTGCCATGCTTCTTCATGTTTAGAGCATTCGCCAACAAGTTGGTAAAATCTTGTAAAATAACCATCATTAGAATTAATCTGCCTTACTTGTTGGGCATAATCTTGTTTTCTCATTAATATCTCCATAATTGACATTTTTAACTTTTCAATTAGGTACATTTCTAAAGCATTAATAAACCTTTTTCGCGTTCTCCAGATGTGTAAATGGTTGGTCTATCCTCTACCATGATTTGTGCGTATGCCATAACCATAGCAACGGGACCATCTACCTTTTCTGTCGACTTCGCTTTGTCTATCTTTATATTTCCTGCGGGGTCAAATCTAAGCATTACATTTGTCATCATCCACTCCATTACTGGATTTCCATCATGTGTAATCTCATTTGATAAAAACATCTTTTCTATTTCTTTTGTTGGTGCAGACATCGAAATAAAACCCTGTCCAAATGGTTTCATATTCGCACCATCATTTGTGAGCTGAATAACCAATTGTGAAGCGTTCCATCTATCAAAAGCTATACACTCTATTTTATACTTTGCCGTTAACTCAATAACTTTAGCCTTTATGAAGTCGTAATCGGTTACGTTACCATCGGTCATGATAATATCTCCATTCTGTGCCCATTGGACATAAGGAACTCCATCGGAAAGAGATCTTTCTCTTACGTTATCTTCCGGACAAAAGAAATAGGATTTAATATGTGGTTTATTAAGTCCACCTTGCACCGGGAAACAAAGCACTAAAGCCGCAATGTCACGAGTGGAAGCAAGGTCTAATCCAGCAAAACATTTTTTATTATAGAGTAAATCATCATCTACTTTTAGCCTTGTTTGCTCAATGTAATTATTAGAAATCCAAACACTGGAGGTAGTTGTCCATACGTTTAGATTTTTTGTCATGAATTGTATTTGTTTAGCGGCTCCTTCGTTCAATGCCTTTTGGAATTGGTCATCCATGTAGCTAATGTAAGGAGTAATACCAAGATTAGGATTGCTTTTTGTCCAATTCTTTTTATCCTGCCAATCGTCACCTTCATCTAAGCAAAATAGCAAAGGAAATACGCTATTATCCACTTTCCTTTTTTCCAGAATATCCACCATTACTTTCCGGAATTGATAACAAGGTGATTCACGATTAAATCCAGCCGTAGTGGTAATAAGTAGTAAAGGCTGTGAGCGGGAACCCATACCAGTTTCCATTACCTCTAAAACGTCACTAGTTTTATGCGAATGGTATTCGTCAATACCTGCATAATGTGGATTTAAACCGTCTAATGTATCTGCCTCCGATGCAACGGCTTCAAATTTACTATTTGAAGATGATACGTTGCAATTATACTTTAAAACATTGACTAACTTGTTAAAAGTCCTTGAATCTGCCTTTAATGATTTAAGCATCACTTTTGCCGTATCAAATGCTATCCTAGCCTGATCGCGCGTAGTCGCAGCCGTATACACTTCCGCACCTGTTTCATTGTCACATAAAAAACAATACACCGCAATAGCAGCCGCTAACTCTGTTTTACCGTTTTTTCTTGCTATTTCAAGATAAGCCTTTCTAAATCGCCTGCCTCCTTCTTTTCGTTGCCATCCAAACAGGACTTTAATAAAAAACTCTTGAAATGGTTGGATATTAAAACGTTGCCCAGCAAATTCGCCTTTAGTATGTCGTAAAGCGGATATAAAACCAAAAGCCCTGTTTGCGTGAGCTTCGGAATAAACGTATTCCCATTTCTTATTTTTTAAATCATTCAGATGCCGTTCAACTGCTAGCCTCGCATAACTGCCTATTAATAATTTCCCCGAAACAACATCCTCAATAAATTTCATTTATCTTTTTTACTTTTTACAGTCAATCCAAAAATACTATTTAGCAAAACCGCAAATGCCATTAAGCCCCATGCCTCGACATAATCAATGTATGGGAGATTAAAAATATTTGGTATCAGCCAATTCCACATAAAATAAACTGGAACTGAAATAAATGCCAGTGCGAAGGCAGATGCTAAAATAGAAATGGCAATTTCTTTAATTTCTTCCATAATTTAGTTCATTTTAAGAAGTTTAGCAATTTCATCCTCTTCATCACCGTTGCCATCTTGAAAATATTCTAAGGTTAACCTAGATTTAGGATCCAGCCCTAAAGTCTTAGATAATTCAAGAAATAACTCAAATCCTTGCTTAAATGCAGTCCATTCTGCACTTACCTGCCTTGCACCGTTAGGATGAACCATAACTGCGCCGTCTTTGCTCAATATATCCGCATTATGCAATAAATGACCAATAGCACGCGCTGCAACTGAAAGGTAAATTTCATCAACTTGCTTTCCTGCTTTGTGAATGTGTAAGTGTTCGCGGATCCTGTTATAAATTCTTTTTTCGCCTTCATCCAATTTAAACATTGGTTCTCCGATTTCACCCGGAGTAAATGTTTTAACTCTGGATTTTTCCAAGGTGCCTTGAAGTAGTTTTGTTTTTATGCTCTTTTGTGCCATTTTACGACTGCTTTATGATTTTGAATTAAACCCCCCTTTAGGGGTTGCGTTGATGTGCTCTGTTCTGCACAGTACGATGT